TTAAGAACGGGCTCGTGCGGGGGTTGTCGGTAGGTTTCGACCCCATCGAAGAGGTATTCGACAAGAGCTTCAACGGGTTCCGATTTCCCAAGTGGAAGTGGCTGGAGTTGTCGACGGTGACCATACCGGCGAACGAAGCCGCGACCATGTCTTCTGTCCGATCTGCAGACGAAGCGATTCTCGCCGCGATAGGCACCAGAGAACGCACGACTGTAGTCCGACTCAACCTCAACTCTCCCGGCGCTTCGGGGCATTCCAAAGGCAAAAACATGAAGAACATTCGTGAACATATTGCCGCCCTCGAAGCCAAGAGAGCGGCGAACGACGAAAAGCTTGATGGGATTCTCGCTGCGGTCGCCGACGCGGGCCAGACGCGCGATCAGGCACAGCAGGAAGAGTTCGATAATCTGACGCGCGAGAACGAGCAACTCGACAAAGACATCGAAGCGTTCAAGACACGCGAGAAATCGATGCTGGCTCGAGCCACGCCGATTCTGCCGGCAAAGGAAGGCGCAGACCCTGAGAAGGAAGGCAAGGAGCAGCGCGGGTATCGCCCTGCCATCGAAGTCCGAAAGAACGAAGAAAAGGGCATCGGTTTTGCACGGATGGCGATTGCGATGATGCGTGCCGATGGAAATCCGTTCCACGCAGCGGAACTGGCGAAGCAGTATTACAAGGACTCGCCGGAAGTCGGGCAGTACATCAGAACCATCATCGAGGCCGGTGACACCACGACCTCGGGTTGGGCATCTCAGCTTTTGCCAGCAGCGCAGCAAATGTCGAATGAGTTTCTCGACCTGCTCCGCGCTCGAATCCTGATCGGGCGTATCCCGAATCTGCGTCCCGTCCCGTTCAACGTCGCCGTGCCTTTGCAGAGCGGCGGCGGCACGTATGGGTACGTCGGTGAAGGTGCGGCAAAGCCGGTCACGAAGCCGACCTTCAGCAGCGCCACGCTGCGTTTCGAGAAGGCCGCTGGCATCATCGTGATCACGGAAGAACTCGCGCGGTTCTCAAATCCATCAGCGGAATTGCTGGTGCGAAATGAACTCCTCGAAGGTCTCACCCGTTTCTTCGATGGCATCTTCTTCTCGGCTCTTGCGGCTGTCACCAACGTGCAGCCGGCCGGAATCCTCAACGGCATCTCCGCTGTTGCGGCGTCCGGCACGACCGCGGCGTTCTTCCGCGCGAATTTCAACACCATCATGCAGAACCACATCACCAACAACCGCGATCCTCAGAAGCTCGTGATCCTGATGGGCGCAGGCATGGCGATGAAGCTGGCCTCGATGATGAATTCGCTCGGCCAGGCGGAGTTCCCGACGATCAACGCGAGCGGCGGAAACTACCTGGGCGTGCCGATTGTGACGTCGCAGGCTTGCGGCAATCACATCGCTCTGATCGATCCGACCGACATTCTGATCGCGGAAGATCCCGCAATCCGCATCGATGTGTCGCGCGAGGCCACGATTGAAATGTCAGACGCTCCGGTCGCTGGTGAAGGTTCTCCTGCGTCCGCCGCTGACGCATGGAAATCGATGTTCCAGAACAACATGATCGCCATCCGCGCGGAACAGTTCCGAACGTGGAAGGTCGCTCGGACGTCGGCCGTGGAGTACATCTCCAACGGCGCATACGCACCGAGCACGTAAAACAACGCTGTAACGGATGGGGCTCTCTTTCGAGTGAGCCCCTTTTCAATTATGAACAATGAAAAAGTAAGAATGGTCGCGCTTCGGACGATGTTCTACGACGTCGATCGGGTTAAGGGCGAAGAGTTCGACGTGCAAAAAGAACATGTCAACGCGCTCCTGATGACTGAGGCTGCGGCGCTGGTCGACAAGAAAAAGGCTAAGCATTACTTCCGAAGGGACATGCGTGCCGAAGCGTAAGCCGGGATTGGTGGGCCGCGCATTGACGTGGCTGCACCATCACCGCTTTCTGAACCTGCAAGGTGTTCAGAATTGGGGCTCGGGCGGCGGATGGAATGGAAGCTGGTGGCCTGGTGCGATTCTGGAAAGCTTCGCGGGAGCATGGCAGCAGAACGTTGTCGTCGCTCCGACGAATACGCTTCTCTCCTTCTCGCCAATTTACGCGGCAATCACGGGCATTGCGCAAGACATCGGCAAATGTCGCGTGATGCTGATGCAGAACAGCGATGGGATCTGGGAAGAACTCACGGCGAACCAGCCGTGGCTTCCGCTTCTCCGTAAGCCCAACGATTTCCAAGATCGCATCAAGTTCTTCGAGCACTGGATGCTGTCGAAGTTGATGTATGGGAATACCTACATCCTGAAAAAGAGAGACGATCGAACCGTAGTCAACGGCCTCTATGTGTTGCATCCGGGTTGCATTAAGCCGCTGGTCGCAGAGAACGGCGATGTCTACTACGAAATCACGCGCGACGATCTGGCCGGCATTACCGACGATGTCTTAATGCGACTACATGAACGCTACGGCCGAACGGCGATCCCGGCTTCAGAGATCATTCACGATCGGATGAATTGCCTGTGGCATCCCCTTGTCGGCGTCTCGCCTCTCTACGCATGCGGCTCCTCCGCGTCTCTCGGTATCGCCATTCAGACGAACTCCACGAAGTTTTACCAGAACAAATCGATGCCGGGAGGCATGCTGACGGCGCCTGGAGAAATCAGCGAAGAGACTGCCGGCCGATTGAAGGCCACGTTCGAGCAGAATTTCTCCGGCGACAACATTGGAAAGCTTCTTGTCGTTGGCGATGGTCTGGAGTTCAAGGCATTCGCTCTCAATGCGGAGCAGTCACAGACAAAAGAGCAGTTCGAGCAGGCCGTTGACGATTGCGGTCGAGCGTTCCGTTATCCCCGATGGAAGCTCGGCGGCGCAGTTCCGCCCTACACGAAGCCGGATCAGGCGCAGACGATGTACTACACGGACTGCCTGGGTCCGCACATCGAAGCGATTGAACTCTGCCTGGATAACGGCCTCGAGTTGCCGCTCGGCATGGGGACGGAGTTCGATCTGGATAGCTTGATGCGAATGGATGTAACGGCGCTCTATGAATCCATCAATGCCGGATCCAACTGGCTGAAGATCAATGAACAACGCCGTCGCGCGAATTACAGGAAGCTTCCGATCGGCGGCGATACGGTGTATCGACAGGAACAAGATCACAGCATCGAGGCACTCGCAAAGCGCGACGCGAAGGACGATCCGTTCTCGACGTCGAAACCTGCCACAACACCGAAACCGCAAGATCCTCCAGTCGCGGATATGCCCGCGGAGGACATGCCGATGGATCCGCCTGATCCGGGAGATCGCGAGTACAGGATAACGGCCGCGGATATGGAAGCCTTTGAGCGTCAGGTTTCCGAGGAGATTGCCTGCCCATGATCCACAAAGACGACCTGTCCGCGCTCGCAAAGCTTGTCGGTCGAATGATTCGTGAGAACACCAACGGCCTCGGGGAGCAACTGCGTGCCCAGATCGCAGCCGTTCGTTCTGAGGTTGCAGCACTGCCGAAGCCGGAGAAGGGCGATCGCGGTGAAAACGGGAAAGATGCTGAGCCTGTCGATATTGAAGCGTTGACTCAGCGCGCCGCAGAGCTTGCGGCGCACAAGAATTTCGTCAGCTTGGATTCTATCGCCGAGCGAGTGGTTAAGTTCATGCCTGTTCCGCAGAACGGCCGTGACGGCAAAGACGGTACCGATGGGAAAGATGGCATCAACGGCGAAAAGGGAGATCAAGGCGAGCGCGGGGAAGCCGGCGCGAAGGGCGAGAAAGGCGACACTGGCGACAAGGGCGACACTGGCGAGCGTGGAGAACCGGGACAACGGGGAGAAAAAGGCGACACCGGTGAGCGGGGCCTTCCCGGAGAAGCCGGCGCCAAAGGTGACACGGGAGAACGCGGCGAGCGTGGCGCCGATGGTAAGAGCGTCGATCCGGCAGAAGTCGAGCGGCAAATCTCCGACGCGATGGGCCGTATGGTCGGGCAGTGGGCTCTGGATTTCGAGCGACGCGCACAGGATCTGTTCCGCCAAGCGATTGAGAAGATGCCGAAGCCGAAAGACGGTCGCGATGCTTTCGAACTGGAAGACCTTTCTCTCGAGCATGACGGCGACGGCAATGTGACGCTGATCTTCAAGCGGGGAGAAAACGAGAAGCGGCTCGAGCTCCGAGTTCCTCGTTTCAAGGATAAGGGCGTCTATCTGCCGGCCGAAACGTATCGATGTGGCGACGGCGTCACTTTCGGCGGTTCGTTCTGGATCGCGCAGATGGATTCTCCGGCGGATAAGCCTGGAACCGGAGACGGATGGCGCCTGGCCGTGAAGCGTGGGCGCGACGGTAGAGACGGCGAACTCAAGCAACCCAAACCTGAAGGACCCGTGAAGCTGTGATCGAACTGGTCGACATCGACGAAGCGAAAGACCATCTGCGTCTCGCGCACGATACCGAGGATTCCGACATTCAGTTGAAGGTCACGGCCGCCTCCGCGATCGTGTTCAACTACCTGAAAGTCAACCTGAACGCCTCGCCGATCATTTACCCGTGGACGAATACCGACGCATCGCCGATCAACTACAGTCCGGAAGTGCCGTTCGACGTGAAGGCCGCGACGCTCCTGATCTTTGGTGAGCTCTACGACAAGAGGGAATCGCAATCGGATCCGCTGTCACCGACCGTGAAAAGCCTGCTGC